GTTTTTAAGCTCAGGAGTAATATCAATGAACGCTGGCAATTTAGCCCATTCAGTTCCTATCTTAATCATAGGCACCCCTGAACAATCAGAATACAACGCGCCTAATTCACTTATCCCATCGTCATATACGTTTTTATGATTAATAGAAAAGTCAAACTGATAACACTCTTGGTCTTCTTCTTCGTCAAATAAGAATCCAAAATTCTGAAATTCTTTAAAATTTACAGTTGTTTTAACAGCAGGAGTTAAATTTTCAGGCTGTGCTCTAAGCGATGCAACTTGAATGATAGTATCATAATTAGCTTGTTGATTTCTTTTAAGAAGCCACTCTTGTTTTTCGGTGTCTGTGCCGTTAACCGGGGGTCTACGATTTGTCACCCCTGTAGTGGTCGTGTCAAACAACGTATAGCATCTAATAATATAACTCATACTGTATTTATAGAGGTAAAAAAGCCCGAGAAATTCTCGGGCTAGTTTTAAACTAAGTTTGAATTAGTTTGTGAAAGTAGCAGAAGCTGCAACTGAAACTGCTTCACCGGCTGCAGCAGTAACTGCTCCATCCAATGTACCAGCGCCAGTAGCTGTCAAGTCTGTACCCCAAGCACCTGTTGGGTAGAACGCAACTGCTAGAGTGTCGTTTGTATCTGTAGTGAACTCATACAAATAAACTACTGCCAATTGTTGGATTGCATCAATAGTTGCTTTGATTTGAGCGCCAGTTGTACTAGAACCAGTGAAAGTAATTGTACAGAAATCTAGCTTTGGGCCTTGAGGTTGAACTGTAGCCGCAGAAGTAATTGCGTTTACTGAACCGACTGTGTATTCGGCTGCGTCATAATTTGCTACTGGTTGATAGTCACCGTGAGTACGTGTTGTATATGCCATGATATATTTTCCTTAATAATGTTTGAATCATATAGATTCATACACTTATTTATGCCTGGTAGAAAAAAATATCGGTTTTGGCTATCCTCTAGCAGCCAAATTCTGTGCTGAGAATCCCATTCTATCTACAAACTTTAGTCCATTAGATACGAATCCTTCTTGGCTTTGCACACCATTAGATAAGTACCCTTTGACCGGGCTGTTCTTACTTGCTGCATCTAGTTGCTTAACTACTGACATTTTTAGCTTGTAAATCTCGCTCCAGATAACGAAAGCACCTGCTAAACCTGCCTTATTTTGACGCAAGTGTTCTAAGATTTTTGCTCTCATTGAATCAGTCATAGGACGACTGTTAAAGTATTCCATGAAATCTTTCATCAAGTTAGATAGATTACGTGAAACAACTTTCTTGTTGATATAGACTGTAAACAATCCTACGAACCCAGTACGTGCTTGGGGAGCAGTATTGAGCAACTGATCCACTGCAGGACCATACTTTTGAATTGCTTGTTGGCATCTTGCAACTTGTGCTTGTGATACTTTCAACTTAGGAGCGATAGGCATCTTACTAGGAACAATCGCAACGTTACTGTTGTTCTGTAACTGTCCGATGCTACCATTTAATGATTGTGCTTGGTCGGTAGTTGCAGCTCCTGCATCAATGTACTGATGAACTGCGATTCCTGCTTGCTTTCCTGCAAGCAACTGACCTACATCACTGTCAACGTCAACCGTATATGTGATTCCGTTAGGGTTTGCTTTGAACTTATACAATCCTTGCTGATTTTGCAATGGCTGACTGAATAACAAGTCTCCCCAATAATAACCCTTACCACGTGCTTCTTTTTCTAGACCGGGCCAAATACTAGCAATCAATTGATGTAGGTCTGAACGATCCACACCTCTATCTAAGTCATATTTACGAAACGCTTGAGGACTAAATGCTACACGACCTGAACCGTCTTTTTTGTTGAACATGTGCTTGTCCATGATACTGAATCTGCCTTCAACGTCACGACCGAATATCAATGCAGGATAACCATCCCATTTGATTGTGACATTCTGAGGATTCTGCACAGTTGCAACGATAGCATCAACTGCTTTTGATGCACCTTGACTGCCACTCAAAAAGACTAAATCTTCAGGATGGTCTAAATGACCCTTGTCTTCGTTGATTACTTCTTCAACTTCAACAACTGAAAGTTCAGTTAATTTGTCAGTTAGTTCACGTAGGGAAAACATTATCTTCTAGCTTCGTTTGTTCCACGAACAAAATTCGGGTTCTCACCGGTATCCGGTTGTGATTTAGGTGTTGCTGACGCATCAGCCGCTGCTGCCGCTGCCTTTTGTTTTTCAATTCTATTTGCTGCTAATTGGTTAGGGTCAACTTTCTTTTTAGTCTCACCCGTCATAATTTCTTTGTACAATTGTGTATAGGCTGTCGGATTTTGCTTGTATAACACTTGCATAGCAGTCTTTGCGATTCTTTCTAGGTCATCATTGTTTTCAGGACCTACAAGTTTTTGAATCCTTTGTACGAGTTGTTCGGTTGCAGTAGATAATTGCTCTGATGATCCAGATGCGCTTGCACCTGTAGTGCCACCCGGTGCGCCGCCTGCTCCGCTTTTGCTAGGAGTCAAACCGGTTTTTGGATCACGTAGTTGCTGACTACCTACTGTATACATTGCATTTGCGAGTTTCTTCAAATTAGGAGAATATAATGCGCTTCCGCCCATCATACCTCTTTCTTTTGAGACTGCATTCGCTAGTTTAGATAATTGTGCTTGTTGTTCAGGGTCGGCTACCCAACCATATTGACCTAAATAGCTTTGGACCATTTTGTCAACATTTAATGGCATGCCCGACTTACCTGCGGACTTTTGATTTTGTTTAACTTGTTGTACAAAACGATTTACGAAATTTTCTCTACCCGCAATTTCATTACCGGCGTCGCCGCCCATTCCCAGATTTCTGTACATACTTGTACGAATCTGGTCTACGGGATTATACTCTACTATAAACTCATTCGCCTTCATTATTCTTCCTCAGACTTTTGGAGAATCTACCCTGGTCTCGGGCTTTGATTGCGCTGAGGAGTTTTCGCTCTAAAATTTGAGCTTTTTCAGGATCATAGTGCTTATTAATCATTTCTAATAGATTAATTGCACTGGTGATAATGTTGTGGGCGCGGCTTTCAATGACATGTTTAGTGTCACGATTTTGCCCAAGTGCCTCTAATTCCTCTAACAAGCTGCGAGTTTTCTTTTGCATATGTAGATATCCTAAATGTATTTATCACTTTTTCAGATTGTTTAACAGCGACTTGAGTTGGGATCCACGTACATCTGCTACTATGTGCTTAGGAGCAGCTTGTACTGCTTCCTGAACATTGTCGTTTGTAGTAATATTTACACTAGGTTTCAGCTTGTTCATAATATCAGTTGCGCTGGGTTGTGGACGGTAGCTATTTCCTGAGTCCCCGTCTTCTCCCCCGCTATCACTAATGCGCATAGTTTCAACGTTATAGTCTAAGTCAATCTTTTGTCCCACACCAGTAGAACTGCGACTTTTCATACATTGAATCTGATACTTACCTTTTTCACGCATATGACGACTTGTAAAGATACCAAACACGTTATCCGCTGTGTTAATCTTAGAGATACCCCCTGCAATATGACTGTGGTCAAATTCAATTTCGTCAACCGCAGTACGGTTCAACTGTGACGCAGTTACTAGTAAAATCCCCATTTCTTTAGCTAAATTACGTAATTCTTCTGCTACATATTTGTCTTTAATAAACTGGTCGTTAGGGTTAACTTTAACAGACACCGGCATCACCAAGTCAAGATAGTCAACCATAACAAAGTCAACACGCTTTCCTGTTTGAATCTGATATTCTTTTAAATAAGCACGAATATCATTAACATTGCTTTGCGCAGGCATCGCTTTGACTTGATAGTTACCTGCTTTTTTCGCCATCATTTTTACTCGCAATTCAGTAGTATCAATATCCTTGCGAATCTCTTTAGTACCCATGCTTGTTAACATAGCATCGGTTCTTAGTGAAGTCAATTCTTCTGAAAGTTCCAACGATATATACACACCGCTCATTCCCACGCCTAACCAGTTCAACGCTAAGTTCATCATAACCAATGACTTGCCTGAACCTGAGCCGCCTGCAAAGATGTTCAATTCACCTCTACTCATACCACCATACAAGATACGATCCATCTGTGGCCAACCCGTTGAGACTTGACCGCCTGCGTTAAAGTACTTGTTGATACGTGCCTTAGGGTCAGCAAAGTAATCTGTACCCATGTCTTTTTGTAGACTGATTTGTACTGCGTCTTTGATTAGTTTTTCAACAGGATCAAAGTCGCCCTTCTCAAGCATGTCGGCTGCTTTAAGAATTGCTCGTTCTAGTTCTTGTCTTTTAGTAAATGCTTCAAATGCATCCAAGAACCACTCGTGATGTCCATCACTCAATTCAGCGATAGGTTCAATATCAATACCTGTCATTGCTTGAATCTGAGTAGCATCAGGTAAGACTTTGTATTTGTCAGTATGTTCTTTGTACATTTCTGCTACTGGTCGTAGTGATTTGTCAAAGTTCTCACTGTTCATAATGTTCATAACACGAGTATATAATACCGCGTCGGTTAACATCATTCTCAAAAATAATTTCTGTACGTCCGGTGTATATTCTATTTGTTTCTTAGAATCCGTTTTGTTTGCCAATTTTCTTCCTCTGTATTTCTAGTTTTATTTTGCTCATTGTAGCATTTTCAAGTATGCTAAGTAAAGTAGGTAACTTACCGTATTTCACTACCGCATCATTAACATCCTTGATGCCTGGTTCCCAATTAGGTAAACTAACACTGTACCCTAATTCTAAGGCCCTGTCAATCATTTTGAAGCCAGTCTTATCAAAGTCAGGGACTACGATAATTCTTTTATTCATTTGGGCTAGTAGTAACGCTTGTTCTTCACTTATATCATCGTGCATAACTGCAACACCGTCAATGGCGAGTGCGTCAAAAATACCTTCGGTTACAATACACATTTGCCATTCAGGTAGCTGGTTGTCGTAGTTAAACACGTATCCTGGTTGCTGGTCGTTTAAGTATTTCGGAATTCTATTGTCTAAGAATCTGCTTGTATTGCCGACTATCTTACCTTTGTAAGTGTAGGGAATAATGACTCTATTGCTGTTACGACCCTTATCATGGGGTGTAATGTAGAAAGTATATTTACTAGTACTTATACCCCTGCGACTTAGGTAATCTAAGTACATTTTGTGCAGGGGGTTTATAGGCTCTAGTTTCTCGCTATCTTTGGGCAAATCTTTTTGCTTGAACTTGATGCTCTGTATCTTCTTAGGTCTAGTAAAATCTAGAAGGTCTTTTTGTTGTAAACTTTCTAAGCTCCATCGCTGTACTTGTTCAACATCGGCACCACACCAAACTAAAAAATCTTTTGTTTTTGAGCCAATACTCTTGCCTAAAGTAAAGCTACAGCTAAATCCGCAATTGAAGCAGTGCATCACCCAATTAGTTTGACCATCAAACTTAATTCCGCCCCGGCCCCTACGGTCTGCTTTATGTCCGCGGTGACTACAACAAATAGCGTTGAAGCTAGTCCAACCGCTACTTGTTTGTTTCTTCTTACCGGGAATTAATGAAAGGATATCAAACATAATACTATTGTAACATAGTATGTATGCTGATGCAATATTATCTGGCTAAAACTTTGGTTATTTCGCCCTGAGTGCTAGTAAACTCTAATCTCACATAAGGATGGTATCCTACAACGATATAACCTATCGTACTAGTTTCATCCAAATACGTGTAGTTGTCAATAGTATACCAATCTGCATCAGGTATAGTGGAACCTTGGATAGTAATGTTTCCACTGTAGTTATCCATATACGGTTGAATCGTTAACTTACTAGTATCAGCAGTACTAATAGTACTTGTGTGATAAGTTACTGTATTAGAACTTGGAGTAGGATGAGAAGGAATAGTCACATTGGTTGCAGCAATAAAGTTTGGCAAAACGCTATCAACTACTAGCATGGTTCCTCTTGCGCCTGCATCGCTATTTACGAATACAGGTAAATCTAACCCGTTATCAGGCATTTCCAAACTGTAGGATGCGCTTTGTGCGTCAATGCCTTCTAATTCTCCGCTAGTAACTCGTAATTCAGCTAATCCAGTCACTGCCAATGTTAGTGTTAACGTCTTCTGCAATAGAATTCGTGTCCCATCATAACTTAACAATCTGAAAGTAATTTCCTTATCGGTAATGTTAACAGGTTTTTGCTCCTGATTTAGGAACTGGAATTGAATCTTATTATCAACACCCTTGCTTAGTCTTAGATTTTTAGCGTACACTAATTGATACCTCCTGGTTGAGTTACCACTGTAAAATACAACAGTCTGACGTTGAGTATATAGAAAAACACTTGTTGAGTACACAGTTTGGCTCCTTATAATCTATTTATGACAAATAATATATTGGGTTTTGCCCAATGATAAATATATCCGTAGTACAAATATAATGCTTCACAACGAATTCTTCAAAAAATTGACTGAGAATCATCCCTTTATTACTGTATGCTCCTATGCTGGTCAAGACTATGTAGGAATCGTGCAAAACAGGGATGATATAGTCACCACTATATATGATTATGGATCTATTGTTGACCAGATACTCAGAGAAAGGTTCTTAGAAATAGGTGAAACTTGGTGGTGGGAATCAAATAGACTAGTTCCAATCAATATGTTTTTAAAAGAAGACTGGACAATGTTCAAGCCCTATTTAAGAACATTCAATAACAAAAGTCTAACAATAATGCATGGTCCTATATGTAGTATGTTAGAACTCAGCAAGCGCAAGAGTAAGCGCAAATCAATTACTCTCGTTAAACGTATTCCCTAGTTCCTTAATCAGATTCATATGCACGATTACAAGATGTGCATAAGCAATTGCATGACTTTTCTTAAAGCTATATCCGTCTAGATTCTTTTCCCAGACTGTTTCAGCTACTTCTTTCCAAGACAAACCAATTAAATGCTTCTTTGCAGGACGAATAATAGCTAGAAACATAGCTAATCTAGGAATAGAGTCTATCGGCTCGGGCATTCTTTGCATACTTTGATAGTGATTGCTTAAATGAATCAACTTTTCAACGAAATCTTTATCATTGAGTTTATCCCAATCAGGTTCTTCCATCAACTCTATCAAGTGTTGTTCACTACGTACATGCTCGTATACATGTACGTTCAAAAAGTCTAGTTTTATATATCCGCGGTCTTCTGCTTCCGAGTAGTCAATATTTGCCATATCATTGATAGAATCATATGGAATATCGGTAACATATACACCGGTTGCGTGTTTGCGAATCGGATTAACTTTACGCATTGCTGCAGGAATATGTTTGAGGTGTTTTAATGCCTCATCACGATTCCCAAAGTCAATATCAATGTCTGAGTTAAACTTCATGGTAAATTCAATCCTGCAGCTAAAATCTTCTTACATGCTGTTTGCAAAACGATTGCTTGCCGTTCAGCATCTTCTACGGCTTTATGACTTGTAGAATGTCCACCGTCTTTGAGTTTGACTCCTGCAATAGCGTATGCTGTTCTAGTGTCTCTAATTTTCCAGAACTGCCAAGGTGGAATATTTTGTCCGAGTTGTCTCCAAGCTGATTCCATGACCACGAGGTCAAAGGATGCTCCATTACTCCAAGCACAGCCAGCATTGTAACGCCAACACCACTTATAAAGGGTCTCCATACAGTCTTGAAACGAGACACGGTCTCTATCACCGAGTGCCTCTTCTTGGGCTTCTTCACTCTGCTCGCCCCACCAGCGTAATGTATCTTCATTTATTGTTCTTCCCAATGCGGTTTGATCCTCAATTGTTGGTCGCAATTCTAGTTTATCAATTATGCCATCGCCTTCTGGATTAAACAATACAGCGCCAATGGTGAGAATGACACAATCTGGGTTCGTGTCTAAACTCTCAATGTCAATCATAATATGTGCTGCCATTATTTTTCTTTCTTTGATGTATATGGTTGTTCTACTCTAGGTAATCCACAGTCTGCACATGAGCATCTAGCCCATAAACCGCCCCACTCATTACGCTCTATTATATCATAACTAGTCCAACGATGCCAACCTAAACGGCAACGCCAAGATTGAATGGGTTTCAATCCTGCAACTGTTCTCCATGTGTTCTCTGCTGTGTTCATGTTTTCCACATCTCATACATAAATTGTAACTTGTCATCCCAAATCTCTACAACAATTGTACCGGCACTAGAATTCAAAATAAAGTTCCATCCGGCTCCACGTTCACCCATATTTGCTCGTAGCCACTTTACAATTACTGACGGATCTTCCTTCTTAAAACGAAAATCATATGTGTAATGTGTCCTACCCCGCCACACATGTTTATCATCCCTACAAGAAGTCGTGCTCTTTGCCGGTAATGGTACAAATGTACCTGTGCTTTGTCCCAATGATGATATTGCCATATTAAAGATATGTTAGTGAAAACCATGTTGCTAATTCGTCTTTATAGAATCTAAACACAGTATG